GGCGATGAAGTACAACAGGTAGGCGGTGTGCTGCGAGCCCAGGCCGGTGAGCACATAGGTGCTGGCGGAGACCTGATCGAGCGTCTGCTCGGACTGGCCGTAGATGTTGAAACTGGTGAGCTTGATGTGAAACTGCTGGCCGATGTAGGCACTGCTGGGCAAGGTGTACTTGAGGCAGACGTTGTTGAGCAATGCAAAGGCAGAACCCTGCGCGTGGGCACTGGTGATGCTGCCGAACTGGCCGCGGTACAGCCCCGTTAGGTCATACACCCCTGCGGCCACCAGTGTGGCGGTGGTGTAACTCAGGTACTCGCCACCCACGAAACACAGCGAACGTCCGGCCTGGGCGTCGATGGCCGAGACCGACATCAACTGAGCGTCCTCATGCACGTTCACGCGCAGCGTGTTCACGTTGTCCGGGTTGGTGCCGCTGTAGGCCGGCAGAGCACTGACGGTGGTGCCATAGACACAGCCCAGCGGGATGCGGCCCATCGTCTGGTAGCTGTTGCCGTCCAGCGAAATCCAGACCCGGGCCCCGCCCCAGGTGCTGGCATTGCCGTTGGAGAAAAACCAGACCTGGGGAGCGGCCCCATTGAGCAAGGTGGTGTTGGGCTCAAAGATCAGGGGCGCATCGGACATGCCCGGCACCACGAAGCTGTTGCCGGTGTAGCCCTGGTTGGTCTGGCTGGGGTACTCGGGCGCCCACTGGGTGCCCTCCATGAATTCCTCGGCCGTGACCTGCAGCGTGCCATCGTCGTTTTCCACGATCTCCATGATGCGCACCGGGTACTGCTGCAGGCCCAGATCGGCCTGCGTGAGGGTGACGATGTCCATTGGTTCGAGCAGCACGTACTCCCAGGACAGGCTGAACTGGAAGGTGTTGCGCACGTAGTGCAGGCGGTTTTTCATGAGCTCTACACAACGCATGCCCGCGCTCGGATTGGAGATGAAGGGGGCAGTGCGCAAATCGGCCGACCGCAGCCCCAGGTCCTCAATGCTGGCCTGGTCCTTGGACTCCACCAACGCGGCGTTGAAGTTGTTGTCCTTGTCCACCACCTGCAGCCGGATGTGGTTGTAGCAGTCATAGGGGTCACGGCGACTGATCTCGACGGGCTCGGCACTGCCCCCAGTCAGGAAGTCTTCGTCAGTGAGGTGGTAGCGGATGGTGTTTTGCGGGGTGTAGGCCACCCCGTTTTGCACCAGCAGCTGATCACCGAAGGGAACGAATTTGAGGACATCACCGGACCACACCGCGGCGGTGTTGGTCACCTCCAGCCAGTCGGCGATCCACTCGCGCGCTGCCCTCGCCCGCGCCAGCGTGTCGGAAAACCCGATGCCGTTAGCGCCGCAGTAGTTGGCGTAGCAGTTGGGTAGCGCGAACAGAGAGTCGTAGTCCAGCATCGGGAAGTTCGCCCCGTATTGGGTGTTGGTGCAAAAGTCCCAGATCACCTGCGCTGGGTCGGCATCGTCTGGCCCGACGGCGGCTGTGCCCCCCAGGTGACCGAGCACCTCGAACCACAACTGCGGGGTGTAGTTGGAACTGCCCAGGTCAAAGGCGCTGTGGCACAGGTAGGCGATCTGGCTGTAGGACAGTGCAGCATCGGGGTACTCGGTGGCGGTAAAGCCCCAGGGGGCCTGGCCTGTATCCCCCTCATAGAACAGCAGGCCCAAATCGGCGTAACTGGTGATGCCCTGGTTCTTCCAGACCTTCTGGCCAAGGCTCATCACCCCCTCACCCAGTCCAAAGATGATGCCGGTGGTGTAGGTGTAACTCACGGAGGTGACGGAGCCCCCGCCCTTGCCGCCCACCGTGGTTTCATGGCGGATGGCCTTGAAGTTGTCGTACCAGATCAAGTTTGAGGCAGTCTTCACACGCCCATAGATGATCGGGATCGGCAACCCCTGCGTGGCCGACTGGATCTGCAGCGAGCCATAGCGCGTGGGCTCGGGAGGCTGCGAGCCACCACCAAAAAGAAAGCCACTCATGCTGCGGCCTCCGGCCATGCGCTGAAGTACTTTTTTTCGCGATGGGCAAAGGGATCCTTGTGCAGATCGGCGTAGGTCACCACCTTGTCCACCGCATAGGCATGGATCACGCGCGGGTAGTCCACCACGATGGCCGAGTGGCTGAAGGTGCGCCCGAATTTGGTCAGCACCAGATCCCCCGGGCGCACGTCCTCGCGGGAAATCTCGCGCACGTAGGGCATCACCGTCTCCAGGTAACGCTCGCTGTCACGGTGCAGGTGCCAGTCCTGTGGGTAGGGACGCGGGTCCACGCTCGCATCGGTCACACCGACGACCGAGTACACCCGCACCAAAATCATGGCGCAGTCCACCCCCACCCCTTTGACATCGCCGTGGTGGTGGTACGGGGTGCGCAACCAAGTCTTGGCCTCATGCACGATGGCATCACGGAATTCTTGTTCAGTCATTTAGAGCCCCAATTCGCTGGACGGGATGAATGGCATGGAGGTGTTGCGACTGGTGTTGCCAAAGCGGCTCTGGCAGGTCTGCAAGGTCTTGTCGCAGCCCCAACTGGCGGCAAAGGTGTCCCCAACCTGCGGCGCATGAGGCAAGGGGTAGGACAGCACAAAGCTCAGGCCGGTGCTGTTTTTGATGGTGCGGCGCTGGCCCGCATTGGCCCCGCTCGTGAACAGGATCGTGCCCTGCCAGAAGTTGCCCGAAGTGGCACTGGCCCAATAGACCACAGAGGGTGTGGAGACTGCGTCCACCACCCCGTCGTGGGTGAAGCTGGACTTGGTCAGGCCGCAGTTGGCGTCGTAGAGGGTGTGCACACAGGCGCTTTGCCACTGGCGCCGGGGCATTTGCAGGTCCAGCAGCGCCATGTTGGATTTGACCGAGATCTCGGCCTGCAGCCGGGTGATGGCGCGGATGGAGGAAACGTACCCCGTGAACAGGGTCACCTCCCCCACCACATCGCCCCATACTTCCATGTAGGCACGCGCGCGCCGGATCTTGGCACCATCGAGCGATCCGTTGCGCACAGCGTCCAGAAACGGCAGGCCATCGAGCAAGTGGGTTCGCTGCGCGGCAATCACCACCGTCTGCTCGTCAGCATCCATGCCCGCCGTGATGCGGTAGCGCAGGCCGGAGATCTGCACGCCATAAGGGTTGTAGGTGATGCCCTGCGAGGTCACCACCCGGTCGGCCGTGGTCAGGTGCAGCACGTTGGTGCTCAGTTGCGTGATCGTGAACAGATCGGCACAAATGAACTGGCGTTTGCTTTGCAGCAACTCCTGCAGGGCGGGGCTGGCGGTTTTCATGGCTTGACGGATTGGATGGAGAGTTTCTGCAACTGCCATAGATCGAACATGAAGTTGTCGTAGTCCTGGCTGTCCTCGGCAAAACGCACCCGGTAATACCAGGTGAAATCGATCCAGACGCTGGTGCCCACCGGTGGCGGCACCGCAAAAACGATCTGGTTCGGGCTCACGAAAGTCCACCCGGTGGTCTGGGGCTGAGCTTCGGTGGCGCCTGGTGCTTGAAACCGTATGGCCAGCGAACTGCTGTCCACATAGCCACAGGGCTCGGTGAAGCCGCCATAGGTCTTGCTCAGGGTGAATTTGGTGGTGGCCCCGTCCCCCACAGCTAGTAGGTGATCCTGCACCTGGTTGTCTTCGCTCGGGTCACGGTAAAGGAAGGTGTCAAAGGCCCCCGCGCGCGCCAGGAAGAAGCCCATGAGTTGCTGCAACTCGGAGTGGGCGTCCGCGCGAAGGAACTCGAACTTCATCTCCCACTCCCAGATCGGGTAGGCGTAGTTGGAGACGCGCACCTCGCGCCCGGAGACGTGACTGGCAATGGCGGTGTTGAATTTGGGCCGTTTTTTGACGTGCCAGGCCAGGCCGGGCAGCGTCGGCAAGAGGTGATCGCTCACGGGTTGCAACTCCTGGGTAAGGGGTGAAGGTTCGTCCAAGCCGTACATGACCTGCAGCACCACCTGGCACGCGAGCGCCGCAGAGGGTGCCTGCATCAGCCAGTCCGAGGCCAGCAGTTGGGCGGCGGCATTGGCTGGCCGCGTCATCAGCGCTTCGCTCACCACCTGCGCGCTCTGGTGGGCACTTGGCTCAGACGGTTCATAGAGCACGCTCAGGCACGACTGGCTGGCGCGGATGCCGCCGGACTCCACCAGAAGCACCGCGCTCACGCGCGAAGCGCAGACATGACCGGCGCCGTCCAGCAGGGCTTGGAGATTGACCAGCGAGGGCATGTGCGCCTCAGTTCATCGTCTTGTAGCCAATCTGCGCGGCATTGGCCTCGGCCACCGTCCAGGGGCTACCGGTAGCGGGATTAATGGCCCAAACGGTGGATTTGTAGGTGAAGGTGGAGCCCAGGCTGTAGGTCGCACCCACCGCCTCGGTGCTGCCAGACTTGATCAGGTTGGCTATCGTGCGCGGATTGGCATCGTCCTTGGCGTACATGCCCGTGACCTGCACCGCGAAGATGGAGGCATCGGTGGACAGGTTGCCGTCCGTTGTGAACAGGTCTTTGAGCCCCACCCCGCCGGTCATGTTGTACGTCGAAGCCCCGTCGCCATAGGTTTCCTGAACCGCCCCATGGTTGGCCATGGGCGTGAAGGTCAGGTTGTAAAGGACAAAGTAAGAGGACGATCCGATGCTGGTGGCGCTGCTGTAGGGGAAAGTGGCTGGCACGCTGGGGTAAGTGCTTGGGGTGTAACACCAGGCGGGAACGCCCCCCGAAATGGACAACAAGTCATAGCGAATATCGAAACTGGTGTTGGAAATAAAGCCAATAAAGTACTTCTTACCCTTCAGCAAGGTGACGCCCGCCGGAAATGTCAGCGTGATCAATCCTGCGGAGAAGGCTCCGTATTCGTTGCCCACCGCCAGCAAGGTGCCGGGCTGATTGGGAACGTTGGCGTCTTCTGCGTAAATGACCGGTCGGCACTTGATGTCCGCCAGGTTGTTGTTGCACATGATGCCGAAGGAATTGATCGTGCAGTCACGCTTGGCGAGGATGAAGCCGTTGCCCATGGAGCCAAATCGGTTGCTCCACATGTACTTGTCCGTTTGCCAGCGCCCCAGGTACACCCGGTTGGCCACCGCAGTCATGTAGTACGAACTTGTGCTGGTCTGGGGGTTAGGATCAACCGAATAGGGACCACTCGATGTGAACTGGCTCACGACATCGTCTTTGGGCCACATCGTGAAAACCCGCTTTTCGCCGAGTAGTGCGTTCATGGGGTAAGCACCCGGGCCGATACTGGCATCGCACACATACAGGTCATCTACTGCAGCGGCCAAACCAGAAAGCGCGAGCACGTTCATCTGGGTCTGCCCGGTCAGACTGGTGCTCAAGTTGAACACGCTGGCCACCACTTCGTTGTTCACGCGCACCACGAAAGCGCCGTCCGTGCTGCTGAGCTTCAGGCGGATCTCCAGGTACATCCAGGTGTTGAGGGTGAAAGCACCGGGCACGGTGGCGGCCACGGTGATGTAGTTGCTGGTTGTGGCGTTGTAAAGCTGCAGCGTGATCGCAAAGGAGGTCGGATCGAAAACCACCCGTCCGATCACGGTGCTGCCGTTGCGCAGGGAGATCTGACGGGTGTAGTAGTTGCCGTTGGTGGAATAGAGCTTGAGGGCCAACCCCAGGAAGATTTCCGACAGGTTGGTGCCTAGGCTCAAGGAGTTGAGGCTGCTGTATTGGCCCACCACCAGGGCAGTGCCGCTGAAACGGCCCGGAATGAACATCGGCAAGGAACCCTCGGTTTCGGTGTAGCACCCTACATCCAGCATGACCCAGCCTGCCGTCGAAATATCGCTGGTGCCGTTGTAGTGGTCAAAGCCTTCGCACAGGATCAAAGCCATGGTTCATCTCCCAAATTTCATGCTGTTGCTCAGTTGCGTGCCGTTGCGGCTGGCCGCGCGGATGGACTCCATCAAGGAGAC